TCTTGGTATGCGTCCCTGGATTTGCGTTGCTTACTCTGCTCCTGTTGCTGCTGCTTCTGCGGTGTTCCTTGTTTATCCTTTCGGTCAAGGTTCCTTCTCTGACGCAATGCCTCTGGGAATCTCAGGAACGTTCAACTACATGCTCGTCTTCCAAGCAGAACATAATATTCTCATGCATCCGTTCCATATGCTTGGGGTTGCTGGGGTATTTGGTGGTTCTCTCTTTAGTGCTATGCACGGAAGTCTGGTTACGAGTAGCCTCGTTCGTGAAACCACAGAAGTAGAGTCGCAGAACTACGGTTACAAGTTCGGTCAAGAAGAAGAGACCTACAACATTGTTGCTGCTCATGGTTATTTCGGTCGTCTGATCTTCCAATATGCTTCGTTCAACAACTCTCGTTCGCTACACTTTTTCCTTGCTGCTTGGCCTGTTGTCGGTATCTGGTTTGCTGCCCTTGGTGTTTCAACAATGGCATTCAACCTCAACGGTTTCAACTTCAACCAGTCGCTAGTTGATTCTCAGAACCGTGTGATTAACACTTGGGCAGATATTCTGAACCGTGCTAATCTTGGTTTTGAAGTGATGCATGAACGCAATGCTCACAACTTCCCTCTCGATCTTGCTGCTGCTAGTGCAACTCCTGTTGCTCTCACTGCACCTGCAATTGGTTGATTAACTACTCATAACTTGAGTGAAACCACCCCCCAGGGGGGTGGTTTTTTATGACTAAATATAGAGTCTGAAGAGGTATTATGAAATGAAGAATGGAATAAAAGTGGGTCGTCATGCTATTTTTGAACTTTATGATTGCTCATCAAAACTGTTAGATGATGAGCAATACATAGTTAGTAGTATGGTTGAAATTGCAAGACAATTAGGAGCAACGGTATTATCATCTTCAAGTCATAAATTTGAACCACAAGGTGTAACTGCTATCCTACTTTTATCCGAAAGTCATATAAGTATTCATACATGGCCAGAGAAAGGATTTGCAACATGTGATATTTTCACATGTGGTTCATGTATTCCAGAAGACGGAGTAGCAATATTCAAACAAAAATTTCATGCACAAGAAACCAATACATTAGTTTTTGATAGATAATGGCAGAAGATACTAATAAAGGTCAGACTAATAATCCAGACCAACGTTGTTATACAAACAATAATCAAGAAGCAGAAGAAGCAGCAAATGTATTCCGACAGTTCATTCGTGATCCCAGAACTGTCTTTAAATCTGCTCCTCAGATGCCTGACCCTGTTCGTGGATTATCAGATAACCTAGATCAACTGTGTTATCCATCAGAGGCACCTATTTCTCTAGAATCATATCTACCAGAAGATGTTCCTTTAGAACTTCCTGAATTTACTTTTGGGGGTCCACTATCAGATCTTTGTAAATTCATTCCAGAGTTGTGTGATAAACTACCTAAGAGTATTGGAATGTCTTGGAATGGTGTTAAACCATGTTTAGTTGTTGATGGGGAACCATGTAAGGATCCTACAGATGCAGACTTCACTCCAAACCAGTGTATACAAAATGCCATCAACTGTATCTTTAAACCATACGTTGAAAATGGTGGATGGTTACCTACTGCCGCAGATCCTGAAACGTTTTTTCCACCAGGATTTAATAAAAATCAAGACAATAGAACTTGCATTATCAATTGTGTCCCTCAAAGAATACCAGTATATGAACTAAGGTATGTCGGTGGTGATGGAAAAGATTATTACTACACTATAGATCCAAATGATACTCCCAATAATTACACTAGAGTTGGTGCAAATGGTGGATCTGTAACTAAGATTTCTTTTTCTACAGGACAAAGTGGTGGAGTTTATAATACTAGTAGTTGGAAACAAGCAAAAATTGATAAGACTGTAAGAAATGAAGCTGGTGCTTTGTGGTGGCCAAGTGAACCTCAAAAAAGATACAGTCAAAGTTTTGCAATTGGTACAGGTGGTGCTGTATTAGAATTGATCGTTGCTGCTATTCCCAATGGTGGAGATACAGATACTCGATATGTTCTTAAAGAAATCGAATCTGGTGGAACAGGATATAATGTGGGTGATACTTTCCCAATTAGATCTCCACAAACAAATGCTATTCTTGGATATGTAAGAATTGACGAAGTACAAGGTAACGATCCAGCATTCTGGATTCTTAAGAATCAAGCTGTAGATTCAGTTCCTCTGTATCATTACTTCTCTGAGACTAGAAGAGATAGTTTTCTTACCATAGATCCATCTGCAGAGTCACAGAGACTTGCATCTGGTAGTTATGTTCTTAGAGGCATATTAGGATATGTCTATAGAAATAATGAGAAGATGGAAAGAGTTCTTTGTGATGAAGAGATTGGTCGTCCACTATATCGTTACTACAATACTGCTGGTGGAGCAAAAGATAAAGATCATAGATATAGCATTATTCCACTTGCAATTAATGAGCAAATAAAAGTTTCAACTAAAAGACTTGTCTATGACTTGCCACAAATTGCATTTGATTCATTAAGAGTTAGATATAAAGCACAACGAGGAACTGCTGGAAAGAAATCTGCATGGGGATTTTATCTTGCTAAAGCAGATGGTGTGCCTGTTGAAGGGTATATTCTTAGAAAGAATATGACGGATACTTTTGGTAGTGGATTTTATGATATTCCTCTTGCAAAGTTAAATGAATATGCTGGTGGACAATTAGGTTTCTTTATGATTCCTGGTGGAAATGCTGCAACAAACATTTCGGATGGAAGTGTTGTTACTTTCCAATCTGTTAATTTATCTGGAAATAAAAAAGGGTATGTTGCTAGAGCTAATGGAAGTACAGTATTTGGTGTTGTTGGTATACCTGGAAATGCCTTTGCTGGTGAAAATTATGTCTTCTTTAGTAATAGAGAATTAAATCCAGATAAAAACGAATGGACAAAGTGGAGCGGTAAATGGCAGGGATGGGAAGATTGGAATGGTGGTGATAGGGATTTTGATGATGTTAAGATCTCTTATAATGTTAAGTGGAATAATCCAGTTGACTATAAACCAGAGGGTATCCAGTGTTATGTTTTCAAGTCTGATAAACTACCTGAAGTTTATATGACAACAGAAGCTAGATCTGGATGTGAAGAAGATAGACTATTCAAAACTTCTTTCCGAGATCCAATTCTTCATAGGTTAGGATGCGGTTCTACAGTTGATGGAACTGTACAATCTGGGAGTTGTACAGGTTCCTATGTAACTTCAGTTAATACAGATCAAACAATCCTTGTTAGAATGTCAGGTGACATTACGATTTATTCTTGGGGAATTGATGTTATTGGTGAAACCTCAGAGACTAGTTGGGTAATGAGAATTAGTTTGAATGGACAGTATGTAATTAATCAACAGTTTACTCATGATAACTATCCTAAAAAAGGAAGAGTTATGCATCCATCTATGTCTGTAAAACCAGGAGATCAAATTAGATTTGAATTAGTCAGCATTGAAAGTGGATCTCCAAATGGTATTGTTTGGCCTCAGATTAGTTTCTATGATGAAGCATCGGAGATTCATGAATCAATCATTCAAATGACTCTCAGAACTGGATCTTTGGATGCAACTTCAAATAATGTTGGAGCAAATTCTACTGGTATTTCTCAACTCAGACTAACTGATGCTGAGGGAAATAATGGAGTTATTGCCTGGAGTGGTGGTGCCACCGCAGCAAGTTTAGTTCTAGATGATGGTGATGATCTCTGGAGAATGGTAAAGAAAAATGAAAGGGATGACCTTAATAAACAGAGAGCACTTATTTCCTTTACTAAGAGGGGAGTTAATGGTATAATTGAGGCTCAAGCACAAGTTAGATTCCAACCTACCTTAGATGCCGTAACAAAACGTTATAAAACAACTATAACTATTGAACAAATTCTATTCTCTGGAAGAGGTTATGCTGTTGGGGATGAAATAACGATTGATTTCCCACAGTTATTATACTTTGGAACAAAGAGAATTCCATCAAATAGAAAATTAAAATGTAAAATTCAAGTAACTGGAGTTGGTTAATGGAAGATTTTGAACAACCACAACTAGATAATGAAGTAGAAGAGGCATATAAAAAAAGAGGTTTTTGGGATAGAAAACTTGCTTCTTCTATTATAGAATTGGAAGCAATCAAAGCAGTGATGTCTAAATATAAAGACGATCAGCTTGAGATGCGTAGACGCATTAAGAAGGTCAGGAAAGCATCTAAGGGTGCTCTTCACACCATTAGAGTCTTGGATATTCCTCAGGAGGACTTGACAGAACAAATTCAGTCTGTTACACTAGATGATGTGAACGAAACTTCACAAGAATCTTAAGAAAAAAGATTCTTTTTGTCCTATAAACCATAAAATGATTTTTATGAAACTCAATCAACTGATGCTTGCACCTGTTGCTCTGGGAATGGTTGCTCCTGTTGCTGCGAATGCCGCAGATCTTAATATGGCAGCAGTCAATCAGTACTCTTCTGAGCAGGTCACAAGTATTACACAACTTACTGATGTCCAACCTACCGATTGGGCATATCAGGCACTCAACAATCTCGTACAACGTTATGGTTGTGTTGCTGGTTATGAGAACGGAACCTTCCGTGGTCAACGTGCTATGACTCGTTATGAAGCAGCAGCACTTCTAAGTGCTTGTCTTGATCGTGTAACGGAAGTTACTGATGAACTTCAACGTCTTGCTAACGAATTTGCGGACGAACTTGCTGTGATCCGTGGTCGTGTGGACAAACTGGAAAAGCAAGTTGGTTCACTTCAAGCAACTCAGTTCTCCACTACTACCAAACTCAAGGGTGAAGCAACCTTCGTTCTTGGTGGTGTAGAAGGTGCTCGTCTTGCTAACAGTACTAACGTTGGCAATACTGCATTCAATTATGATGTTCGTCTGAACTTTGATACATCGTTCACTGGTAAGGATCTGCTGAAGACTCGTCTGCGTTCTGGTAACTTCTCCAGTCAACCTTTTGGTTCTTCCTCATCTCTGTTCAAACTTGACAAGGCAGAAACTCTTGCTAACCAAGTAACTCTTGACCGTCTCTACTATAGCTTCCCTGCTCTCACCAAAGGTCTGACTCTGACTGCTGGTGCTCTGGTTCGTAACACTGAGATGGCATGGTTGCCTACAGCATATCGTTCAGACATTCTGGACTTCTTCTCTGTTGCTGGTGCTCCTGGTGTCTATAATAAGGCAACTGGATCTGGTTTCGGTGCTCAGTGGGCACAACCTACCAAGAAAGGTAAGGGTGGTTTCGTTGCTGGTGTGAACTATGTTGCACAGAACGGTTCTGATTCCTCTAAGGGTCAGTTCGATGAGACTGGTGCTCTGAACGTTCTTGCTCAGGTTGGTTACCGTGCTCCTCAGTATGGTGTTGCTTTCGGTTATCGTTATGGTACTGAAGGGACCCGTGTTCGCACCTTCAATGCCGTTAACGGTGGTTCTGGTGCTCTTGCTGCTGGTCAAACGTCCAACAGCTATGCCATCAATGCTTACTGGCAACCCAAGAAGTCTGGTATCATTCCTTCTGTGAGTGCTTCTTATGGTTGGAACGATGTTAGTCTGAATGCTGCTGGACGTAGTACTCCTACTGGTGCTACAAATTCCCAGACTTGGATGGCAGGTGTCCAGTGGGCAGATGTATTTGCCAAGGGTAATGCTGCTGGTTTTGCCATCGGTGCTCCTGGTAATGCTGCATCTCTCACTAATGATGCTATCATGTGGGAAACCTTCTACCGTTACAAGGTTAGTGACAACATTAGTATCACCCCTTCGGTGTTCTATGTGTCGAACAACCAAGGTCTGAAGAATGCTTCTTCTAACTACGGTGGTGTAATTCAGACAACTTTCCGTTTCTGATATATAATGTGGGGGGTAACCCCCTTTAAGGAAGTGTGGCCGAGTGGTTTAAGGCACCTGTCTTGAAAACAGGCAATGTGAAAGCATTCGTGGGTTCAAATCCTACCACTTCCGTTGGAGTTACTCGTTAGGCAGACAGCCTAGAAGGAGGCTCCACCTTCGGGGTGTAGCGCAGTTTGGTAGCGCAACTGCTTTGGGAGCAGTGGGCCGCAGGTTCAAATCCTGCCACTCCGATTTTCCATATTGGAGGAAATAATGGCATCACCAAATGTTACTGTAATTTACACTAAGAGAGGTTGCCCTTTCTGCGAAAAGATTAAAGAAGTTTATAACCTAAAGGGATGGAACTATACTGAGTACGTTCTTGATGAGCATTTTAATCGAGAACAATTCTACAGTGAGTTTGGGAATGGTGCTACTTTCCCCCAGGTTATTGTAGATAATAAGAAAACAGGTGGTTGTACAGATACTATTCAACACTTTCAAAATAACGGTCTAATTTGACAATAAATAATATTGAGTTCAAATTAGGAGGTTGGGTTTCGTCATAGTTGTTGTTTAAGGAGGAACCCATGAGTAGTTTAGAGTTTATTTACGTGTCATTTTTTATGACACTTTTATCATTTGTCGGTGGTGCAGTATTGTCTTGGGTGATTAAAGATTACGTTGAAGCATTTATTGATAATGCTGCCTATTCTAAATCCATCACTCATCCAGAAATGCTTGATGAAGATGGTCACGTATTAAGAGATGAGTTGATTTACTTGCATATTACGGACGATGATGATATGATGGATGAGGAAGACGACTAAGATCATTATGATTCTGATTGATATGAATCAGGTTATGATTTCTAACCTGATGATGAATATATCCATTAATGGACCACAAAAAATTGAAGAAGATCTAGTTCGACATATGGTTATTAATTCACTTAGAATGTATCGTTCTAAGTTTTATAAAGAATATGGAGAACTAGTTCTTTGTTATGATTCTAAAAACTATTGGAGGAAAAAAGTATTTCCCTACTACAAAGGAACTCGTAAAAGAGATCGTGAGAAATCCAATCATGATTGGGGAAATATCTTTGATGTCCTAAACAAACTTAAAGAAGAGTTTAAAGAAAATCTTCCATACCCTACTATTGATGTGGATGGTGCAGAAGCAGACGATATTATTGCAGTTCTATGTAAGCATCAAGGAATTGTAAATATTCGATTGCAGAGAGACTTACAACCTGCTGTTAAGGTTCTCATTCTTTCTGGAGATAAAGACTTTATTCAACTTCAAAAGTATAAGTTTGTAAAGCAATACAATCCTATTCAAAAGAAATTTGTTGGTGGTGGAGATCCTAAAGCATACATTCTAGAACACACTATTAAGGGTGATCGTTCGGATGGCATCCCAAACTTTCTTTCAGATGATGACACTTTTGTAGAAAATAAAAGGCAGAAACCACTAAGTAAAAAGAATATTGATATGTGGTTGGATATGTCTCCAGAACAATTCTGCAGAGATGAAAAGACTTTGAATCAGTACAATAGGAATAAACAATTGATTGATTTTAATTACATCCCTGAAGAAGTAGAAAAAAGTATTATAGATAATTATGTATCTATAGTGCCAAACAAAAGAGGTAAACTATATCCTTATTTTGCTTCCCATCGGTTACTTGAAATGCTTGATAAAATAGGAGAATTTTAAAATGAGATTGTTAATTTCTGAAATCTTGCAGAAGGTATCTAACGCAAAAACAAAAGCAGAGAAAATTAAAATCCTTCAAGATAATAATACCCAAACACTTCGTTCGATTTTAATCTGGAATTTTGATGAGACGGTAGAATCTCTTCTCCCAGAAGGTGAAGTTCCATACACTCCAAATGAAGCACCTGTAGGAACGGAACATACACTCTTAGAACAGGAGTCTAGGAGATTCTATTATTTCGTTGCTAATGGTAGAACAACGATCTCTCAAATGAAAAGGGAGCAAATGTTTATTCAAATGCTTGAAGGACTTCATAAGTCTGAGGCAGAAGTCCTTGTCCTAGTCAAAGATAAAAAACTAGGCAAGAGATATAAGATTACTAGAGCATGTGTTGAAGAAGCATTCCCTCAAATTGAATGGGGGAATAGATCAGCATGAAGTATAGATGTAAAGTATTTAAAGAGGATTGCTCCCCATTAGATGCCGAAGATACATCTTTACCTTTAAATTCTTATCTGGTTAAATATGAGGATGATGGTATTGTAAAATACGACATTGTTATCTCACACAAACGAGTAGATATTTTTGATTATTATTACGATAATTTTCCTGCAATACACTCAATTGAATGGACTAAAGGTAAAGTTAATCCAAAACTTTGGCAAGATCCAAGACAATCGAATAAAAAGAAATGAACTTCAATTTCAACTTTGGTAAAAAGAAACCAGGTATTAAAGAGTACGCAATCATCGGAGTAGTTCTCTCTGCGGTGATTGGTACTCTTTCTCAATGTACAGGAGTATCGGAAGATGGACTATGGGACTTATTGGATGAAATTCAAAGAAAGTATTTCCCACAAACTATGCTTAATGAGTTTATACTTAAAGATCCTGCGAAACTAGAACGTAGGATTACACGAGACGTTGACCATGCTATCGATGATTACATTAGAAAATCTGGTTTAAAAGAATCTGGAGTTGATAAACCTAGGTTTATTGATAGTGCTATTGACCCAACAGTATGTTATACTAAAGAGTGTCAATCTCTAGGAGGAGAGATGAGACTCTGTGCCCCTTGGATTCCTGATTGTAAGAAAGATGACGAAAAAAATGACAGTATATCTGGATCCTAGAGGTCCAGCACAAGAAGAAGCAGAAGAACTTCAAAAGCAACTTGAAGAGCAGGAGAAGAAAGAAAATATAGAAAAGGGAGTTGCAATCGTCAATGGATTGATTGCTTATCTATTAATTCTTCCCGTACTATTCATGTTTGCTTTTAACGTGTCCTTGACAAAGATGTTCAGTCTTGATAGGATAGGTTACGTTGAATCCCTCGGGATTGTAATTGTTGCAAGAGTATTGAGAGGTAAGAGATCTAATGGCTAAAGTTTGTTTAGTTTCGGTGACACCAGATGCAGAAAAGACAATGGCATATATTGCTAGAGTTAGCAACCCTGCGAATCAAGACAACGAAAACTATGCCAAGTTGCTTGCTTATTGTATTAAGCATAATCATTGGTCTGTTTTTGAACAGTCTACTATGACTCTTGAGATCGAAACGAATCGTGGGATCGCAGCTCAGATTTTGCGTCATAGGTCCTTCACATATCAAGAATTTTCACAACGATATGCTGATGCTTCTCTTCTAACTGAAGAGATTCCTGTTCCTGAACTTCGTAAGCAGGACACGAAGAATCGTCAGAACTCTACTGATGATCTTGATCCTGAACTCAAGAGAAGTTTTGAACGTCGCACTAAGCACTTGTTTGCAGATATTATGGATCTGTATGATGATATGCTTGCCGCAGGAGTGGCAAAGGAATCAGCACGTTTCGTGCTCCCCTTGGCAGTACCAACCAGAATCTATATGACTGGCTCGTGCCGTTCATGGATTCATTATATTAATCTTCGTTCTGCTAATGGAACTCAGAAAGAACACATGGACATTGCTGAAGCAGCAAAGAAAGTATTTATCTGTCAGTTCCCTACAGTTGCAGAAGCACTTGGATGGTGTAATGGTGAGTGTGATTGTAGAGATTGGGAAAATGTTCAACCTTGCATTAGGATAGATTGATATGTACTACGAATATCTCCATCAAGAAGGTATGCAAACATGTTGGGTCTATTGTATTATTTTAGACCCAGCACGAAAGCAAGATAAACTTCGTATTAGATATAAACTTGGTACGGAAGAACATGATGCTTGGGTGCCAGCAAATAGTGTCAGACTTGTCACTGGGAGTAATGAAATGGAGACATCACAATGAATAATCAAGAAGTAATTCAAATTGCAAAAGATTGTGGACTTGTTTATAATAACAACCACGATATTTTGGAGTTCTATCAGAAGATTCGCAAAGAATTAAAAAAAGAGTTCAAAGAAACAACAGAAGTTGTTGAAACTAAATAAGGTAAGGGAGTGTTACAATGCCTACATATCCAGTAAAGAATATGAAAACAGGTGAAACAAAAGAATTGTACATGTCAATGGCAGAGTACGAATCTTGGAAACTTGAAAATCCAGACTGGGATAAAGATTGGACTCAAGGAATTGGTGGTGTCACTTATGGACAACCAAAACAATCCGATGGATTTAAAGAAGTTATGAGTAAAGTGCAAAAGGCACACCCCCGAGCAAACCTTAGTAGATTCATCTAGACTATGCCAGTAAAAACTCGCAGGAACAAAACCAACGGAAATGGTAACGGCAACGGAATGAGTGCAAAGCAGATGAGAAGGAAGAAACCTATTAACAATGAGCACTTAATTGACATCAAACCTCTAACTGATGGTCAGAAGAAAGTGTTTGAGTGTTGGGATGAAGGTAAAAACCTTATTCTTCATGGTGCTGCTGGAACAGGGAAAACTTTCGTAAGTCTTTTCCTTGCACTCAGAGATGTATTAAATCCTAATACACCATACGATAAAATTTATATTGTGCGTTCTTTAGTTCCCACTAGAGAGATTGGTTTTCTCCCTGGAGATCATGAAGATAAATCAGCACTCTATCAAATTCCATACAAACATATGGTAAAATATATGTTTGAGATGCCAGATGATAATTCTTTTGAGTTATTATATGACAATCTAAGAGGTCAAGAAACGATTTCATTCTGGAGCACTTCTTATATTCGTGGGGTTACTCTTGACAATTGTATTGTTATTGTTGATGAATTTAGTAACTTGAATTTCCATGAACTTGATTCTATGATCACTCGTGTGGGTCAAGATTGTAAGATTGTTTTCTCTGGTGACATTTCTCAGTCTGATTTAATTAAACAGAATGAGAAGAATGGAGTTCTTGACTTCATGAAAATTCTAGAAACAATGGAAGAGTTCTGCTGTGTAGAATTTGGCATTGAAGATATTGTACGTTCTGGATTAGTTCGTTCATACTTAATTAGTAAAATTAATCTTGGTTTTTAATTATGTTTAACTTTGTCGGGACTCCAGTTCCTTTATTAGAATTGGAGTCCGTGGAAGAAAATGGAAAACGATTCTATCCAGTTCCAAGTGGACAAAAGTATCCATCTGTAACTACAGTAACTTCTATTCGGTCTAAAAAAAGTATCCTTGCATGGAGACAAAACGTTGGTGAGGAAGTTGCAAATAAAATTTCACACCGTGCCTCTAGACGAGGCACGTCTCTTCATGCTATGATAGAAGCATACCTTAAGGGAACCCCTGTTAAAGATGAAGATGAGGAAGTCCTATCGTCGTTTCTTTTCAAAATTTGCAAAGGGTCTCTTAATCGTATTAATAATATACATGCTTTGGAAGCCCCTCTTTACTCTGATTATTTACGTCTTGCTGGTAGGGTTGATTGTATTGCTGAGTTTGATGGGATCCTTAGTGTAATTGATTTTAAATCCTCATCTAAACTAAAAAAAGAATCGTGGATTGAAAATTATTTCGTACAAGAAACAGCATATGCTGCAATGTACTTTGAAAGAACAGGAATTAAAGTCGAACAAATCGTTACTATAATTTCAACAGAAGAAGGTGAGTGTCAAGTCATCATTAAAAATGATCTATCAAAATACTTTAACCTTTTAAAAGAGTATATTCAAGAGTACGAGGAAGAAAACAGTAATGGAATTTGATGACAGGTTTATGACACAAGCAAAGTTAGTTTTGCCGATCGTATGACTGGATTTGATGTTTACAAATTATACTTGTCTGTGAAGTTACATTTCACTTCTGACAAGTATAATTTTTTTCAGTATAATGGTAAGAGTCGAGCATCACAGACATCTTATGATACTAGAAAAGACAAATACTTTTTTGAAAAGTTAGCAAATAAATACAATTACGATACATTAGTTGAATACTTTGTATCTCAATTCGTCACAGAGCAAGATATGTGGCTAGGTGATATAGTTAAACCAAAAGGAGAAAAAAATTATTACAACTGGAGAAAGAAAAAACATGCACTAAAAGACACTTTTGAATTTGAACTAGTGCAATTATTAAAATCAATTCCAACTCCATATCAAGAAAATATCGATAAGTTATTTCAATGTAATACAGGAACTCATCCTTTAATTGTAAAGGCATATTTAAAGAAATCTGTAAGTCTTGAGTCTTTAGTAATTTTGGAAAAAGTTTTTTCTTTTGTTTCACATATTGATAAACACATATCAGATCCATTGTGGAAATCTATAATGAAGAAGATCGAAAATTATTCTCCCTTTCTAGATGTAGATGTATCGGACTACAGAAAAGTTATTAAGGACAAGATTACATGTCAGAGTTTTTAAGATCAGAAATCGTACAAAAAGAAATGTACGATATGCAAATTTTATATAAAAGATTATCAACTATTGTTGAACATCTTAAGACCTTAGATAAAGAAGAAAAGATTGAGTTTATTGAACAAACTAAAATTTTAATTGAGAAACAAAAAGTATTCTATACTAGAATGACTCTTGCAGCAAAGACTGACGAAGAATTAAAAGAAATTGTCAATAATATGAATCGTTTATCTAAACTGTTCTGTGGGGAACCCATGATGGATGTGCTGAACAATATGACTGATAAGTTAAACTCATACATCCCCACTTGACACTGCCTAAATAGTGTGTTACTCTTAATGAGTGGCAATCAAACGAATCCACACAATACAACAAATACGGAGAATACGAATGTCTTTTTCACAACTCAAGCGCAATTCTGGGTCTGCTTTTGATAAACTGACCAAAGAATTGGAGAAGATTTCTAATCCTGAATCTTCTAGTGGTGCTGATGAGAGGTTTTGGAAACCCGAAATGGATAAGTCGGGTAATGGTTATGCAGTAATTCGGTTCCTTCCAGAACCTGAAGGTGAAGAACTTCCTTGGGCAAAGGTATGGAGTCATGCCTTCCAAGGACCTGGTGGTTGGTATATTGAGAATAGTCTTACCACTCTTGGTAAGAAGGATCCAGTTGGTGAACTCAATCGTCAACTGTGGAACAGTGGTAGTGATGCAGATAAAGAAATTGCACGTAAGCAGAAACGTAAACTGTCTTACTATGCAAACATCTATATTGTAGAAGATCCCCTGCACCCTGAAAATGAGGGTCGTGTGTTCCTCTACAAGTTTGGTAAGAAGATCTTTGACAAACTGATGGAAGCAATGCAACCTCAGTTCAAGGATGAGAAACCTGTCAATCCTTTTGATCTTTGGAAGGGTGCTGACTTCAAACTGAAGATCCGTAAGGTTGAAGGTTACTGGAACTATGATAAGTCTGAGTTTGCTTCTCCTAGCACTCTCGGTAATTTTGATGATGAACAACTGGAAGCAGTTTGGAAGAAGTGCTATTCTCTTTCTGAGTTTGAAGACCCTAAGAACTTTAAGACTTTTGAAGAACTGGAAGCACGTCTTGATATGGTTCTGAATTCATCGAAACCTCCTACTCGTAAGGTTGTCGATGTTGAAACTCAAGAGGATGAAAACTGGGCACCCACTAAAAAGTCTGATTGGGATGAAGAGATTACCTCGTTTAAATCTACTAAGGTTGCTACTGTTGCATCCGTGGATGATGAAGACGATGAAGATAAACTGAGTTGGTTTGCACGTCTTGCGGAGGAAGATTGATGTTTATCGCAACTAGGGAACACGGTGACAGTACCCTGTACTATCAAGATGATGGTCAATGGACACTAGATAGAAGTAGAGCACTTGAGTTTAAAACTTCAGATGATGCTCATATGACTTCTAATTTTCATCAAATGTATGATGTGATTCTAGAGGAAGTATGAAATTCTTATTTGGTTTTCTTGGTGCCCTAACTATTAGTACACCTGCATTTGCCTATAATGTTGAGTACATACCTGGCACTATTCCTGGATGCGATAGAATTAATGGAGTCTATGTCTGTCAAGATGGATATGGGAACCGATGGATTCCCTTGCCAAAGACGAGAAGGTATCGGTACTATCGAGAACCTGCATTTGATTGCGGTGCATCGGCTCTTACAATTCTAGGTGTTCCTATTATCGGGACAGTGAATGTATGTCAGTGACACCTAAGGAAGAGTGGAGTTACATCTGGATGTGTTTTAAGGAGACCCTCAAAATAATTTTGAGTAGACCCCAAAACCAAAATCGACCTTAAATTCCCAGATAGGGCAGAAAAATTCCCCAGGTAAAAATCGTACCTGGGGTTTTTTGTAAGTAATTTTACCTATTTCTTCCACCAATGTAGTATTCGGAAATACTTGATTTTGTTAGTGGTGCTCCATCATCTGTTTCGACATCATCATCATATTCTACTAACTTATCAAACTCTGAGATAAACTGACCTAGATAAGTTTTCTTTAATAAGTATAATTCTTTTTTCTTTTCGTTCTCTGCAATTAAATGTTCATATAAAGTGACTGGATGACGAATCGATAACCCACTCATTACTATTTGAGTTTCTGGATTTTTATAAGTGAAGTTGTCATTTACAATTAAACCCTCTTCTAAGACAGTAATACCATTGGAGAGTTGAATTTTATTCGTCTCGTAGTGGTGTATTTCATTTCTGACATCAATATCTGGATAATGTCTTTGAATATAGTCCCACATTTCATTGTTTGTTAATGGCCATTGATCATATACATTTGTAATGTTATTGCATAGTAAAATAATCCAATCATATGCTGGGTCACCATAATACTGATATGAAATAGTTTCTGGTCTATCTCCTTCTTCAATAAGGATTGGAGTAAAGAGTAGGAATTCTTTTTGTAGGTTATTTGCAAGAGTTACATTTCTGAATATATTTTTTACTTTTACATATGGGTGCTTATTACCTTCGGATGGACCCATACGGACCCATACATCTGGTAAATGACTAAAGTAAAATTTATCATTATTTGCCATTTATCTTCCTCCTAGTTGTGCTTTCTTAGCACCACCAAAACTTGCCTTGGTTAACATTGCAGTTTCTCTAAATTGTAGGTCTAGTTGGTAAGAAAGAACACCTCTGTCCTGCTTACTATCTCCATCTGTACCTTTTAGTGGTTGATAACTTCCATCAGGAGTATAGTTGATACTCATATTTTCTAACACACAGTATGTTGGGAATGAAACTAGTGTAGAAATTTGTCTAGTTGATTTTTCTGATGGATTATCACTTGGTTGAACTCTAATTAATTCTAATTTGAAGAAATCTGGAATTAATAACCAACGTTCAGAACTAATATTTGGATCTTTATAATTAAATTTTGCAGATGCTGGTGTTGCACCAGCAGAAGACTGATTCTGTGTTCCTTGTGCATTCTGTGCTGCAGCAGTCGTCTCATTAAACTCATCAGCACCTGCACCTGCAATACCTGGATGCATTGCAAATTTCAATGAATGTAAAATATTTCGGATCATAGCAATGTCACTTTCTGTATTGACTGTCAGTTTGAAAGAGAATGAATGTGATCTAAAATCTGTACCTTGATAGGTCAATTCTTTATATGGGTTTAGGATTGCACCTTTGGTCAATTGAGATATAGTATTTGCATTTACTTGACCTCCAACCCCAGCAATATTTGCAACTGCACTAACTGCAGATGCCATTGCTGCTAGACCTGCTTCGGGTTTTAGTCCATTTGCTGCATCTTTTAGTTGTGCTGCCATGGATGCTGTATCACCTCTTTGATTTAACATTCCAATTGCTGCAGCACCGAGCATTCCAATAGAATCTACGTTGTATCCTTGTTGGAATGTTTCTGACAGTTGATGTGGCATGTATAAGAAGATTATATCACCAATAGCATCTTTTACTTTTTCTCCTGCAATAAAACTTCCACCAACACCTCCACCACTATTTCTCCCTACATAGTTAGAGTAAGATGCTGATTCTGATTTAATAACTGTTATTTTTAGATAGTCGTGAGATTCATTGAAGATAGCAGTTTTTTCTATCTTGTTTTCAGCATTTTTAAACGATATATCATTTATGTCTGGATAATAGAATACATTCATTGTTATGTCTTATACAGGAAAATATTTGCCATCATATCCCAAAAAATATAAAGGTGACATCACTAACATTATTTATAGGAGTTTATGGGAACGTAAATTCATGGTTTATTGTGATTTGAACGAACATGTACTTGAATGGGCATCTGAAGAAATCATAATCCCATATCGTTCTCCTGTTGATGGAAAAGTGCATCGTTATTATCCTGACTTTTACGTTAAGGTTAAAAATAATTCTGGCATAAAAGTTTATATTGTTGAGATCAAACCCAAAAAACAGACTTTAGAACCAAAACCACCTAAGAGAAAAACAAAACAGTATATTAATGAAGTCTTTCAATACACTAGAAATCAAGCAAAGTGGAAAGCAGCTCGTGAATGGTGTGCAGATAGAAATTATGAATTTAAAGTTTTAACAGAAGTAGAACTAAAGATATGACACTCTACGAACAAATCAAAAAAGAAATGAAAGGGTTCGGTAAGTCGAATGATTGGTACAGAGATTGGTTATTTTCAAAAGTTAGTGGTCATTACACCACTGAACCAAAACCAGGGCAAATGTTATTCTTCTCTTATCAAGCATTTACTGCAGATCGATTAAAATGGTATGACAAGTATCCACTAGTCATGGTAAGTGAAACAACTGAACAGCATTTCATAGGTGGAAACTTACATTATGTTTCTCCTATTTTAAGAAGATCTATAGGAAAACATTTTCAAAATGGTGGTATGGAATATCCTATTAAGATGCATCATAAATACTTACGGATTTATGTAAATTCTCCACTATTTGTTATTGATGAATCTGAGTGGGCAGACATTGGATTAATACCAGTTGAGCATTTTGTTAAAGTTGAAAATGGGAGAACGGTAAAGGTGTCATCCTCTCAAGTTTGGAACGATTAAATGGCATATAACAAATTTGATGAATTTGTATCTTATGTTGCTGGAGATAGAAAATGGAATCCAGCAACAAGTAACTTATATGGAATTGATTTAAACATTCCAAATAGTACTATATTGGATAAAGTCGGTACTAATGCAAAAGACTTAAATCGATCCATAAATTTATTGGCAATGGAAGTTACTATTCCAAGTAGACAGCTGACAACGATTGAATCTAGGTCTTTTGGTACTATGATGCGTTATGTCAGTGGAACAAGTTTTTCAGAGATCACCATTAGTTTCTTAATGACAAAAGATTTATGGGTAAGAGTCTTTTTTGAGAGATGGATGAATTATACAACAGATGATGCCTCTTCATTTGTTATGATTCCTTCAGGATATAAGGGTACTATTAGAGTTTCTAAATGGGAAACTGGATCTAATGTAGTATTGAGAAAGAAGGATGATCAAGGACGAGTGATTGGTTCTACTCGTCTTAAGACAAATACTGGAAACTGGATTATTGAAGGTGCATTTCCATTTAATATCAGCACCATGACTTTAAATAACGAAGAAACCAATCTATTAAAGTGTGATGTTTCTTTTTATTATGATCGTTATAGAATGGATAATACAGGTGGGGGTGGAGTAGATGGTCTTTCTGGTGGAGATAAATTCCTTGATGATAATAATTCATTGAGCACATATTTAAGTAGTATTAATAGTGTTCTTTCAAATACTGCTGTTGGAACTGGTACTGTCAGTTATGAGTGATAAATAATTTTAATGAAATGTATTTGGAGTAATTATGCCTTTACCTAAATTATCTGTTCCTGAATATGAATTGGAACTACCTTCAACAGGAGAAAAAGTTAAGTATAGACCATTCCTAGTTCGTGAAGAGAAAATTTTATTCATGGCAATGGAATCTCAGGATGAAAAGGAAATGGTTTCTTCTGTGAAGAATATTATCAAAAACTGTACTAATCTTAAGAGAAAAGTTGAAGAACTAGCAACATTTGAAATTGAATACCTCTTTCTTAAGATTCGTGCAAAGTCTGTGGGTGAGACTTCAACATTCATGATTACATGCCCTGATGATGGTGAAACTCAAGTGGAAGTGAAGGTAGATCTTGATGATGTTGAATTGGAAATGAATGATAATCACAGCAGAAAAATTCTGCTAGATGATAATGTAGGTGTCTTGATGAGGTATCCTTCTCTGGATACATTTGTTAAACTAAACTTAACCAATGAAGAAGAACCTTCAATGGATAATATGTTTGAACTTGCTGCATCTTCTATCGATCAAATTTTTGATGGTGAAGAAGTTTGGGAATGCAAGTCAACACCTAAAAAAGAAATCATGGAATTTCTTGAGAGTATGAATAGTGAGCAATTCCAGAAGATTCAATCTTTCTTTGAGACTATGCCAAAACTTAAAAAAGTTTTGGCAGTTAAGAATCCCAAAACAGGAGTTGAGAGTGAGGTTGTACTTGAGGGTCTAGCAGCTTTTTTCGCATAGCCCTGTTGCATGATAGTTTGGGTAATTATTACAAGACTAATTTTGCCCTCATGCAACATCATAAGTACAGTCTTACAGAACTAGAAGATATGATACCTTGGGAAAGAGACATCTATGTAAGGATGTTGATGAAGTGGTTGAAAGAAGAAGAACAAAGGCAACGTTCTCAACAAGCACAAGGTAGAATTTCACTCTAATGGCAGAAGTAAAAGTAAGACCATATTTAACTATTCGTCCCACTCCCATCAAAACTGGGGGTGGGATGTCTGCGTATTACTTTGCTACTGTAAAAGGTATCAATAGAATGGGTGGAGTGGTTGAATCTATAGGTAAACACTTAGAAACAACCAATAAGTTATTCACATTCAGAAATGAATTTCTTATTCAAAGTCAAGCACAGCGTATCAAACTAGAGCAGAAAGGTATCAAGCTTGATGAACTAGAAGAGAAGAAAGCAGAAGATAAAAATAGAAAATGGTGGAGAAAATTCTTAGATAAGAAATCAGAAGAGGAATCGGAGAAGCAAACAAAGAAACCAGGAAGTGCTATAGATGCAACTTCAAAGGTAGTTAAAAAAGCAATATCTCCATTAAAGAAATTCTTTCAGCAATTTGCATCATTATTTGAAGCATTTATTAGATTAACCGTTGTCCCTGCTGTATTGGGATGGATTGCTGGTGCGGATAATGATAAGTTAGCACGATTTATAGGTAACATATTAAAGGTATTCAATTTTGTACGAAAACTAGTTGGATTTGGTATTGGTACATTATTGGATGGTTTAACAAATTTATTTGGTGGATTTGATAAACTTAAAAGTGGAAACCTATTAGGTGGTCTACAAGGACTACTGGGTGTTGGACAGTTATTAGCAGGTGTTGCGCTGGTTAAAGGGGCACAGTATATTATGATGCCATGGAAACTAATTGGAGATGTTTCCTGGGTTATGAAATTATTCACTGATATGGGTAAAGCCGTAGGTGAAACAGAAGGTGCTGCAAAAAATAAAGACATTGTTGGGTATGTAGATAAGAACGGTAATACAATTTCTAAAGAAGATTTTGAAAGAGCAAAGAAATCTGCAGCACGAAATGATGCAAAACGTTCTAAAAAACAAGGAAAGGGATGGTCATATAGTGGTGGTCAAGATGCAATAGGTGATAGATATAGAGCACAATATGGAAGAAGAAAGAAGAATTTCTTACAGAGAGGTGCTCAGAGAACTCGTATCGGATTCAATCGTGCCACTCGTGGAGTTCGTGGACAGTTCAAAGCAGCAGGAAACTGGATGCAAGCAAACCCAGCAAAGGGGAATGCTATCTTTTCTGTTGTTGGTGGACTGGTACGTGCTGGTGGTGGTTTAATGGGTGGTGAGAATGCTGGCCAGGCAGTTGGAGCAGGTCTAGGACAGGCAACAGGGGGTATTGCTGGTTTTGCCCTGGGCAATATGTTACTTCCTGGTGTAGGAGGTATCATTGGATCTATGCTTGGTTCATTCCTAGGTGAATGGGTTGGTACTAAACTCGGTCCAATCATTGATCCAATCATGAAACCGATTGGTAATGCATTTAAACTAGGATTTGATATTATTGGAATGGGAATTAGTCCCATCATCAATACATTTGGTGAATTTTTTGGTGCATTAATTGATGGAATAGGAGCAATATTTCAGTTATGTGGATGGTTAGCAAAGGCAGGAGCAGAGGTTCTTAATTTTGCATGGCAGAACTCCATCTATAAAAAAGCAATTGATGGAATGATTTGGGTATGGCAAAATAAAGACAATATAGGTCAAGCAGTTAAAGAAGCATTACTGCAAGGTGCTAAAGGCACACTAGATGCTGTTACCTTTAATGTATTTGATTTTGATAAGCAGAATAAGAGATTTGCTGGTGGTAAAGTACCTCTGATGGCAGCAGGGGGAATGTTGAAAACTGATAGTCCTGAAGTCATGGGACTAAAGGTTGCTGGATCTGCACTGATCTCTACTGTTGAAGCAACTCTTAAGAACTTTGGTCTGGTTGGTGAATTCACCAGGATGTCAATGGCATCCGATCTAAGCAGATTGAAGGGTGCTTTTGGTGCTGGTCCTGCAATTGGATTTGGTGGAGGTAAAATTGCTTCACAAGTTAGAAAACCAACAGATCTAGGTCGGGCACCAGGAGAAACAGGTGGAGATGGTGCTTTAGTTTCTATTGTTGGTACAAAGGAAGTAAGATTCTTAACAGCACAACCTGATAAATTTACTCCAATGAATGATGGGAGTATCAGGGGTTTACTTGCTGATCTCTATAATGGATTAGTTAGTTTGAAAGTCATTGGTGGTGATGTTGTCCCTGGTCCTAATGGAACAACTCCTGGGCAAGCAGATGCGGCATTGACTGCGGCAGACTTAAAGGCAATTCAAGCATCATCTGCCGATAAGAGAGCAGCCGCACACTTATCAACTTTGGAAGCATCTGCACCTCAACATGTTGCTGACGTTTATCAAGTTATTCTGAATAGAGCAGCAAAGCAATCAGGTGGTATTCCAGCAGTTATTACTGCAAGGGAACAGTTTTCACCTTATTCTGCTGCGATTTATGGGTCTAGTGCAGATGGTGCTGCAGCAAAGAAATATGGTGGTTTAGGAGTAACCAAAAAAGAATTATTTGACTTGGCAGGAAAACCAGATGGTATACAACAATTAACAAAACGTTTTGGTGCAGGAAATCCATCAATTGCTGCTAAAGTATTAGCAGATTTTGAGGCTAATGGTCCAATGTCTCAAAATGCTAAGAAATTTGTAGGTGGTGCTCAATATTTTATGGGTTATAAGGTTACTTCTGCAGATAGAAGGAGACCTGATGGTGGAAACTTCTTTAGAGATAAGTATGCAGTTGGTGGAATAGTACCATTTATGGATGGTGGTGGGGAAGTTGATCCTAGAACTGGAGAACCAACTAGTGATAGAATGAGGAGAAGGAAAAAATATGCTGAGCAATTTAAAAAGTTTGCTGCGGGTGGAGAATTAACTAAGTTAGATTTTACTAAAGGTGCTAAAGCTGCAACTGCTGCAAGAGGAAGATGTACTGAAGGTGTTATTTTAACTGCAGAAAAAAATAAAGCAAACATTGGTGCCCCTGATGTATACACTAGTAGAGACCCAAATAATCCAAGAGGATTGATGTCTCAAGCAGTTGGTAGATTCGGATGGGGATCTATACCTGGTCTTGGAAGAGCAAGACCAATTAAATCTCCATATGGAAATGTTACTGTAAATTCTATGTCATGGAGTGAATGGCAAAAGGCAGTTAAAGGTGGAAAAATACCTAGTGGTGCCTTAGTGTTTAGTACAGAAAGGGGATGGGATTGGTCTGGAGGATCTAGTGGAAACGACTCTGCAATTGCACAATATGGTGGTAAAAAACTATGGAGTGGCCACTGGCAGTATGAATATAATGGTGTGGGTGGTGTATATGGATCAGCAACTAAAGAAGTTGTTGCATTAACACATCCAGGTGGAAATATGGCTGGATGGGACGGTTCTTCTCCTGCGGGAGCAGATGGAACTTCCCCAACTACTACAACAGTTACTGCTAAGACTTCATTACTTGGTGGTGGAGGAGGGCAGCAGGAAGATGTTGGTACGATGCTTGAAAAAGCATTCAAAGCATTTAGAGAAGGTTTCAGTGAACCATCTGTTGCAGTAACTCCCGTAGAATCTGGAACTCCATCAAAAGTTCAACCTCAACCATCACCAGATAGAACTAAAGTACAAAAAACAGTTCAGCAGGGATCAGAAGAATATACATCAAGAGAAGCAACAAAACCTAAAGGTGGAGTTGCTGTAGCAACTATTCCTATTCCTGTTGCTAGCCAATCCGCACAACCTCAACAAAGAATTGTTGTGAATAGTGCTGGTCCAACTGCGATGGTGTCACCATAAATAACAAGGGGAGTATATAAGAAATGGCAGAACCAATTCAAAGACCACCTAAACCAAAACTTTATAAGTTCGTTACTGTACCAAGAGTAGCAGCAACTGGTGGTGCAACAATAAGAGTTGGGGGTTCAACTATCGCTGGAGGTGCTGGTAATTCTGGTGCATCTGTAATCAAGGCAATGAATAGTCTTGGTGCTACGATTAACAGTATTGCAATTATTACCGAATCTATTGCCAAACAAACATCAAGAACCATTGCTACTGAGATTAGGCAGCAAAGTGAGTTAGTAAGAAGGCAAGAAAAATTAAGAAAAGAGAAGATAAAAAGAGACAGAGAAAAAGAAGATACTAAAAGAAAAAAAGCACAAAGAGATAAAGATGCGGATGCAGAAAAGAAGTCAGAAGGATTAGGTAAATTCTTTAAGACTTTTACTAAAATGACAACTGCCGCAGCAGGTAGTTTCTTTGCAGGGATTGCTCAATTATTTGAAGCAATCTTCAGGGGTTTAGTAGTTTATTCTGTATTAGATTGGTTATCAAAACCTGGAAATATTGGCAAGTTACAGGTTCTAATCAAAGGTTTTATTGGAATATTCAGAGTATTCAAACGTCTGATTGATTTTGGTGTCTCCAGTATGCTGGAGGGATTAGTTAAGATAATAGACAATCCAATATCCTTTAAAGGATTATTCGGATTAGTTCAGTTTATGGTGGGATCTGCTGTCTTATTCAAGGCACTATCCTGGATTAAAAACCCTGCTAAACTAGCAGAAGATTTATTTAGTGTAATGAAATTCCTTGCAAAAGGAATTATAAACTTGAAGAAAGGTGTTGGTATATACGGTAAGATTAAAAAGTTTGCTGGCACCAGAGCAGGGAAGTTTGCTATTGCTGGTGGTGTTGGTGTTGGTGCTGGAGTGGGTTCTGCTCTGCTTGGAGGAACCGTTGAGGAAGCAGTTGGAACTGGCATTGGAGCAGGTGCAGGAGCAATTGCTGGAGAGGCACTAGGGACTAAACTCGGGGGTGGTGTTGGAGGTGAGGTAGGTAGAGCAGCAGGCACTTTAGTTGGTGGTCTACTTGGTGGACAGGTAGGAAAAGCACTCAAACCAGTTACTGATGCTATTGGTAGATTTTTCAAATTAGTTGGTGATATTTTAAAACCAGCAATTGACTTTGTTGCCAACATTGGAAAAGAGTTTTTCAGTGCTGTTGGTGATTTAATTCAAGCAGTTGTTAGTTTTATTGAACCACACAAAGAAACTTTAGGTGCAATTGCAAAAGTATCTCTTGTTGTTGCATTTGGACCACTGATTGCGTTAA